GTCTGAATAGTTAAGTTCATCAGCATATCTAACCCTCTGATTGAGATTGTCAGTAGCTGTGTATGTATTATTATCCTGATAGATAGAAAGAACTGCATCTTCTAGAGTTCGTGGTGCAAAGTTTCTGTTGTTGAATTCTCCAATGAGTCCCTTGTACAAGCTCTTTAACTTCTGAACAATCTTCTTGAAGATATCTCTAAGTGTAGAAGGTAGAGAGTTCATAGCACCTTCGGAAGGGTCAATGAGAATTGCCGTAGGCATTCTAGAAAGAGTTCTTCAATAGCTGGGTTGCCTGACTGAATATCAACTTCAACTTTCTCATCACTAACTGTTTCAAGCAGAGATAAGAAGCTCTCCCAACTGTTTACTTGTCCAACTGTTTCATTCTTAAATTTGTTTCCCTTAAGACTGTTTAGAGCGTCCCTGTTGTCTTCATACCACCTCTTTAGTTGTTCTCTAGAAGCAGTATCTTTGAGTGTTATTGTTACACCCTTTACTAACTCGCTTCTATATTCAGGGAACAAGTTCCAAAGGACATGGAATACTTCATGGACAACATCTTTACCTCTAGTCTTTCCGTCTTTGAGAACAATACGTGCTTCATTAATCAGTGCAATTGCTCTACCCTTTTCAAGTTTCTTCATGAGTTCAGGATTGTTGTTGTGCTCCATTGCGTAGTCGTCAGCACTAATAATGAAGTCTCTAATATCTCCGTTCTCTTTCTTTAGCTTTTGAATGATAGAATCCTGTATGTTAGCTGGAAGTAGGTTTATCCATTCAGCAATAGCACTAGCTTCTCTTTCTGACATAGAAGGAAGAGCATAGGAAATCATGTCTATAACATCAGATTTATCGAACACTTCGTATGTCTTTCCGTCTTGGTCTTTGACTTTTCTAGTTCTAATGTTGTTTGTAGTATTTGAGTCTTCGTTCAAGTTAGAAGTATCAACGCCCGTATTCTCTTGTTTTGCTTTCTCCGATAGTTTAACCGTGTAGGTTACATCATTGCCGTCTTGGTCTTTGACCTTCAACTCTGTTGTAGTACTATCGAGGTCTGTCATTATCTCACCTTCAAAGTTAGTGAGGAAGTTTTCTCTATCCCTTGAAGTATCGAATGTGATTGTTGAGTTAGTTTGGTCGAAAGAACCTTTGTTGTTTCTTGTGAGAATAGATACAGTAGAAGTTGGATAGTGGACACTATCAGCATTTCTATATTCAATTACAAAGCCCTTTGCTCTCTTGTCTGAATAGAGATACTGTGCAATCTTGTTGTTGGCTTCGTCGATAGGTACATACATCTTCTTTGAGCTATCCCACTTAACAACAATAGCTGGCATCTTGCCGTCTTCATTCTCATACTGTTCTCTAATCTGTTGTCGCTCTTCCTTAGAAAGCTTGCCACCTTCTATTGAGAGTCCAAACTCTGAAACAATGCGTGAATTTCTTGAAGGAACAACCTGATTGGTTTCAGCTTCCTTTCTGTAGTTATATGTAGAGTTTTCAGGGGTTGTGTATGTATCTAGAGTTCTAAGAGCTTCTGTCTTAAAGTTTTTTCTATAGTCTTCGTTTGTGGCTACATTCCTGATTACGTCCTGTACATATGCTCTTCCTGTTCCTGCCATACCAACAAGCATTGAAGGGAAGAAAGCTTGACCAAAGCTCTTTATACCGTCAGCAAGCCAGTTATAAAGACTATCCTCTGACAAGTCAAATGTAGTTCCATTGTATTCATTGGAAATCTTTTTAAAAGCCCAACTCAAAGCATCAGAAGTAGCAGTTTGCAAAAGCTCTTCTGAAGATTCGGAAATACCACCTGCAAGAGAGTTAAGGAGAAAGTTGCCTAAGGAACTAGCAAAGCCACTCTTTAGAACTGATTTAAAGTTGAAAGATGTCATCTTCTTAGTAAATGGTTCTGGAGTTAAGTATTCCCAGAATGTATTTACAAGACCTGTTAAAATACCTGCTTTGAGAACTAAGTCGTCATCAAGCTTATTGCCCCAAGAGTCTCTAAGTTGGCTAAGCTCAACCATAGCAGACCCACCTTCCCTCATGAATGTATCAGTTGCAGATAATCCATAGCCTACACCTATTCCAATCTTTTGACCAATAGTAGAATAGAGCGAAGCTGACACTGCATCGCCTAATACTTTCTTCATTCCAACGGCGCTACCTATAGCACTGCCAATACCACCCGTAATTAAAAGAGTAGCCCACATCTTTAATCCCTGTGCAAGAATTGGCATAGCATTGATAAATGTTTCAGAGACTTTATTTCTGTCGGCATAATCTGTATAGAATCTCTGTTGAACTTTCAATAGCTCATCTACATTATCGTTGTAATGAGAATCCTTTGTAATGAAGTACATCCATTCATTCATGGCAATTCTTGTAGAAAGAGAGTCAGAACGAAACGCTCTGCCCATAGCTTCAAGAGTAGAAACATCATCTACATTCCTTCCCATAACAAGGGTCTTGTACTTCTCTCTATTCTCTGCTATTTCGGAGATAGACTTACCAAAGAAAGCTGAAAGATAAGCATCTAATGTAGCCCCATATACTCTATCTACTTTCTTAGTCGAACCTGCACTACCATACATGTTCCACAGAATGTCTGTTAATTCTGTAGCTTTTGTTCTAAATTCTCCGAGTTTCTGACCTTGAGTTAGCATCAATTCATCTGTAGACCTAGCTTCTTTTGCACTCCTAACAAAGCTTTCCCAAGCCTTTTGCTCGTTTGTCTGTTCCTTTCTTTCGTAGTCATAGGCGTCAATACTTTTGAAGTCTTCTTCTAATCCTTTCCAAATCTTGCTATTTGTTGTTGCTGTATTCTGCGCTAGTGTCCCTACAGGATTCTCTTTGATTAGCTTTATAGCATTCTCATTAGCTTGTTCCATAGACATGTCTTGCTCTTCTGCAAAGTTCTCCACATCCTTGTAGCTATAGTTCTTATTAGCAAACGGAGTAGTATTTAATGGCTCTGTATTCTCTTCTTGCTTTTCTAGAAGAGGTATTGATAGCTCTACCGCTTTCTGTGCTTGTAGGTTATTCTTCTGTTGAACCGTGTCTAAGGAATCAACTTTGAAAGTCTGATTGTTTACTTCTACAGTCTCTTGTTTTCCACGAACAGGAGACATAGCATCAATTTTTTGTTTGACGCTCTCTTCTACTCTTTTGCAAATCTGTTCTTCTTCCTGCTCTGTATATGTAGTCTTACGAAATGGAGTTTCCATTGCCTGTGTAAGTGTCATTAGTTGCTCTCCTTTGAGTATCCGATTTCCCGTAGAACTGTCATGAATGCTGGGTCTTGGTTAACTGGTGCATACTTGGTAATAATGTTGACTTGGTATGTTTCAGGTGATATTCCGAATGCATTTGCTATACCGTCAACAATCTTTCTAGCGTCCTCTTCTGATATAGATGATGCGTCTATACTGTCTATACCTAGTTCTTTCTTCGCAACGCTAATTGCCATAAGTCTAGTTGTAGAAGTAGCACCAGCGTTCATAATGTTTTTGAGCTTTACTCTATAGTCGTCGCTCTTCTCTGCAAGCTTTAAGAATTCCTTCTGGTCCTTGCTCTTCATCTCATCAGAAAGAGTTTCTCTACTCTTTTGAAGGTCTGAACCAATATCTGTAGCCATCTTTTGAGAAGTCCTCTGATATATGTCGTAGTTCTCTATGTCTTCCAATAGAAGTGTAGACTTGCTGAACTCTGTAGGATGCAATAGGTCATAGTCTTCAGGCTTTATTTCAGGTCTAAGCATTCCAATGTTGTAAGTATTGTCGTAGATTGAATCAGACCAAACAACAAGACCATTACCGAGTACATATGCTTGCTTACCACCTTCAAACTTTACAGGAGTAATAGTAGCATTCATTGGTTGAGAGAATGTTGTCTCTACTCTTCTCTGTTCCTCTGCTAGAAGTGTTGCTACTTCAATGTTTAGCATTACACTAGACTTCTCACCTGTCGAAGCGTCCTTGTACTTTTTGTCTGAATACGGAAAGAGAGTTTCATATGCACTCTGGCATAGGTCGTCATAGTCAACTATGTATTCATTTCCTGTAATGCTTGCTAGTGATTGGCTAACTACATCCTGATTAATTAAACTATCTAGGTTGCCTTGTTTGTAATTGCTAAGGACCTTTCTAGTATCGCTTGTAAGAGCCTTGTATGTTTCAGCAGTATCCTCATCAGCTCCATAGTTGCCCATGCCCTTTAGAATGTTCTCATATTCCTTTTCTTCAAATTTTAAGTTATATGAAGAGACAAGGGTATCAGCGTAGTTGTTTAACCATTCTGTAAAGTCTTTACTTGTAATATCACCACCAAATCTTTGAAGAGCACTCTGAATCTCTTTTCTAACTTGTGGATAGTTGCTAATCCCCTTCATATAGAAAGTTGCCATGTCACTGTCTATATTTGAAAGACTGTCATTCAACATTGACTCTACCTTAGTTTGCTCTTCTTTATATTCGCCAACAGGAGCTAGTTCTTGAGCCTGTCTATAAGCATAGTTGCTAGGGAATGCACCACTCATTTGAAGAGCACCAATATAGTTCATGTACTCTTCTGTTGACATGGTCTTAGATGCTTCTTTGAGCTTCTCTGTAGTAGTAGAAGAAAGACTCATAGTCCCTGATAGAATTGCTTCATCAAATGCCTTGAAGAAACCATATTTGTATTCAGGTGTATCCTCAATTCCATTCTTCTCTATGTATGCTTTGTAGACGTTGTCTATGTATGAGTAGTACTGTGTGCCGTATGTTTCACCGTTGTATTCAACTGTACCATAGCTATATGCGTTTAAGTCCATTGAAGAAATAGTTGGAATGATTTCTCTACATGCTCCGAGTTCATCTGCATAAGCTAGACTATTGCTACTAATCTGAAATCCAAATTTAGAAGAGATGATGTTTGTAGCAATCTGTCTTTCGTATGGATTGTTTTCAGGGTCCATTCCTGCCTGTTTCATCTGTTCAAGAATGCCCTCTCCTGTATCAGATAGCTCTGGAGTATTCTGCAAGAATGCCTGTGCCTTTCGTTGTGAATCTAGGCATGTATCTACCATTCCGTCGGCTATAACTCCGTCTGTTTTAATTCCACCTGTCTGTGGGTCAATGTTGTCACTAATGAACTTCTCAACAAGTATCTTCTTCTCATCTTCCGAAAGAGAGTTGACCTGTGAGAAGAATCCGTCTGCCCAAGTCCTCATCTGTGACTCAACATCTCCCGTAGTATCGTCTGTAATGTTGTAGCCAAAGTTGTAGAGCCAACTATCTGATGCATAAGCCCATACAGAAGTATCGCCAAGCTTAGTACCTGCTCTCTGTAGTCCCATAGGGTCTGCAATGTCCATTTGGTTCTTCTCGTAGTTGGAAGCATACATCTCCTTTGCCTTGTCATATGATGTAGCGCCGTCCATTGAATAGACATCTGGAGCATGATTAATTGTAAAATCTACGTTAAGTGAATTTGAGAAATCAGACGAAATCTTAGACTTTTGCATGTCATTCATGTACATAAGCCCCATAGAGTCCCACCTTTCCTTGTTTGCAGTCTTGTATTCTCCGAGTAGTTTCTCTAGGTCTTCATCTGTTCCCATGATGCCTGATGCTTTCAAATCCTGTACAGATAAATCATCAAAGATTTGAGCGAAGTTTTGAGTTGCGTTGGTTATGTCTCCAATACTAGAAGCACTCTCTGCATAGGTCTTGTACTTACCTTGGAGAAGACTGTCGATTCCTGTAAATGTATTAGTTCTCTGTTGCTGTTCTAGAGCATTATGTCCTCTAATAGTTGAGGTTGCTATGAATGTTCCCGCATTCTTCTTAAAGTTGCCAAGAGCATAGTCTAGAGTTGAGTCGTTTATATCAGAAAGTCCTTTAATATTTGTCTTTGCTCCTGCAACATCAAGACCACTGATTTCATCTCCAATTGCTTTCATGGAAGCATCTAGTGTCGCTGAATCTTTACTGTTGGAATAAGCCTGTGCAATCTTACCTGTATTTGTGTCGGTGTAGTAGGCGCTAAGTATTTCATTCGCCTTGTTTATCTCCTCTTGGTTCTGATTTTGGAGAGAGTCTATTGCGCCATTACCTGCCTTGGTAAGAATTGATGATATTTTATTTAGTCTGTTTAACTGTGCATTGTTTAAAGCCATTTATTTCCAACTCCACTTGTTAATGTCCCAACCGTTTGATAGTCCCCCTGTTAAATAGTCAACTCCACCAGATATACCACCAAGTAGCGTATCCCCCACAACACTCCAACCTGTCTCGTAGCCAAGCTGTGAACGTTGCTTGTCGATGTAGTCTATTTGTTCATTTGTCTGTGCTATTGCGTTCTTAACTCCAAGCTTGTAAGAGTTCTGATTTGCGAACGAATTTGCTTGCATGTTCATGACAGAAGCACCACTGTTTAGCTTGTTCTGTTTGATAGTTGCGTATACGTTCTTCATCTGATTGAGTACGTCGTTCTGTGTATTCTTCTGTGTATTGAGGTTTGCTCCTGAATTTCTAAAGCCTGTTTGAGCCGATTGAGCAACGGCAGAACCAACAGAGCGTGTTCCTTGAGATGCATAACTATCTATCTGTGTATTGTATGCTTCGAGTTCAGAGTCCAAGCCTTCAAGTACATTGTTCATTCCAAGAGTGAAGCTAGAGGCATTGTCCATAGCGCTAGTTCTATAGCTCTGTTTCTTTCTCTCTAGTTGCGCTTGCTGTTGTTTTTTCTGTAGGTCGTACAGGTCTCTCTGATTGTCTGCCTTTGATTTATTTGAAAGTCCTTCTGCTAGTCCACCTAGCATTCCTACTCCAATGCCAATTAATAGTGACGTTGTAAGAAACATTACTTATGAACCTCCGTGTCGATAATTAGTGCAAGTAGTACAAATGGCTCGCCACCTTTACCCTTGATGTCAATTCTGATTCCTTGGTTGTCTATACTTGGTGTGTATGCTTCCACCTTCGATAGTTGCCCTTGAACGCTTCTACACTGAATAAATGAAGTCGCAATGCCCGAAGCAGAAATACTTCTAGCACTAAAGTTTGTACCGTTTGTATCTGCAAAAATTGAATAGACCCTCTTGCCATAGGACATGTAGGAATACGAATCTATGTTGTTTGTTGTAAGCATTGGTATGAATGGCTTCTCACTTCCAAAGTCTGTGTATTCTCCGTCCTTGAACATACATACATAGTCACCATAGAGAACTACTACCTTCTGCCCGTCAGATGTATCTACAACACAAATGCTCTTTATCTCTTTCTCGAATGTCCACTTGCACCATGCGTTGACAGAATAGTCTGCATCATAGCAAAGAACGTACAGAACATTCTCTTCGTCTATTGTACGGACATATAGTCGTGGTTCAGGTATTCTCTGCCATACCATTTGCTTTATGCCCTTCTCAAAGAGTTCAGGACAAGCATATGTCATCTCGGTGTATCCGATTCCGCCTCCTGTGTTCTGAATAGACCTTATCTTCTTACCACCTGTCTGAACGTAGAATACGTTTCTCATTCCGTATGCTATTGCTACATTTTCCCTAGAACCGTATGATGCAAGCTTTGCACACTGTACAGATGTAGCAGTAATACCAGAAGGTATAATCCATTCAGAGGAAGTTGTTCCAACATAGACATAGTCGCCACTCTGTGCAAGCCAACAAATGGTCTCATCTCTATCAGAAGCAAGCTCTAACCTAATTGCACAGTCGTCTGTAGTAACTTCCTTTGTCTTTGCTGTATCTTGTGCAAAGTAAACAGATGAAAAGTCATAGCGCCCTGTATCTTCATATGTCCACTTATCACTACCTTTTGGATTCTCTGAAAATACATATACTTTTGTCTTTACATAGGACTCTTTTACATTCGCATTCTCATCGACAATTGTCTCTGTAGTTGTATAATACCCTGCTGTAGATACCGTGGTTTCTGTCTTCTTGTAGCAGTTTTCATATTGAGTACCACTCTTACCAGTCTGTGTACCTTTCTCTGATGATGACGACTGTTGAAGTTCTAGAGCTTTTAAATACAGAGACTTAGTAAGAGTAGTAGTTTTCGTTATATAAACAACGGTCTCTTGGAAATCTGTATACTCGAATGGTTTACTCATCCAAAAGCCGTATGGTTTTTTTAAGAAATTGTAAAATACTAAACGATTTGCTACAAAACTAACACCTGAAGGATAGTTCCCTTGGTCTATAAAGTCTTCATAGGTATAGTCTGATACGTTGTATTCCGTTGTTTTTGCACCATCAAGGTAACAAGTTCTCGCATACTTAAGAATAAAATCACTTACAGAAAAGGAATACGCTCCATTTGTAAGCTTTGACCATGTTACTACTATCGGCTTGTGATTCTTGTGCGCAATGACCATTGTGTCGTAGGTCTGTGCATATGAAATCTCCCCTAGTTCCTTCTCCGTATATGTATGCTTGAAGGAAACAGAGTTGATAGTAACTTGTCCATCAATGTTAACCCTAAAGATTGAAAGGTTTGATGTAGATGTATCACCCTCTGTGTATGGAGTAAATACAAGAACGTATGAGTCTTCCGAGGTGATAGAGAGAGGAATTATTCTAGTGCCTGTAGTTGTAGAAGAACTTAACTGAACAAGTCCCTCTCTCTGTATAACTCCACCTGTTCTAAGAGGTACAGCGTTCTCTATGAGTGATGCCGAATTTGAGTAAACCGACAAATCTGTTCTTCGTCTAAGTCTTTCTGAAACAATTCCATTACGAAAGTCTACATATGTTATATCACTCATATCACTGTATCCTCTGGAAATTCATCCGTATTTCTGTAGTGCTTTTCGTTATGGATTTCGTTTGCTAATAACCCTTGTAGAATTGTGTTGTATAGCGCTGATATTTCCTGTAGCTTGTTGCTTCCTGATGCTAGGCGAGGACAGAGAAATATAGCTAAAGCGTATGCAATTAACTCCCAAAAGTCTTCGGGAATTAAATCGTCGTTTCCAAAGAAGATGTTCTTCTTTCCTTCGTCAAGTAGTATTGCGTAGATAGTAGGAGAACCATTTGTAAGCAAGAGGGAACCAACTCTTATGTAGTCGCCCCCCTCTGCTCCAATGAGCCTAAAGAGATTATCAGGCAATTCATATGAATGTCGATAACCTCTCTTTGCTCCTAGGTCTTCACCTTCAAGACTTATGACCTCTGTCAAGAAACTCCAGTCACACTCTCGGCTCGCCTTCCTTAAAGCAGTACCGTAGAATCTATTGAGAGATTTCACGATTGGGTCTGTACCCGCACTAAGTTCTTCACTTGTGATAGGTTCGATATTTAATATGTCTAACGCCATATTGAAGACTTCAATCTTGTCCATTAGGTGACTCCTTTACTAACCCGTAATCATTCCCTGCATTGCATCTTTGAGACGCTTCTTCTCAATTGCATCCAACGAAGGATTGAACATTCCTTCCTTCTTTACTGAAAGTGGCTTGTTCGCCTTTTGAAAGCAAGCATGCTCAACTTTAGTACCTGCTACTACATGGATAATGGAACCTCTTGCGTACCAATTACCCTTGTAGACGCAATCCTGTGTACAAATGTAATCGTCAAGTTTTGATTCGGTAGTTGCCATTAAACCAATACCTCCACTCTAACCTTGCCCTTCATTGTGACTGCTGAATCAAGAGATGTAGTTCCCTTGACACTAGCTGTCATAAATCTTGGCGCAAAGTCGGAAATGTTAGCTTCAAATACGTAGCCCTTTACCATGTCTGTAAGTGGAATTGAGTAAGTTGCAAGCTTTCTTTCAGTTCCGGCTGATGTATCCTTGCCATACAAAACAACGTCACATGCACTGTTTGCGTCAGCTGTTACATAAACTGCCATTTTTACAGAATTCTTTACGAATGCCTTCTTTGACTCTGGAATGATTGTCTTAGATGAATCTCCCATTGAGAAGGCTGAACCAAACTGTACGTAGGTTCCCTTCTGCTCTGATGCAGTGAGTGTCTTCTCTGCACATATAATCTTAGGTTCTCTAATCATTTTCTCTTCTCCTTACGAAACCTTGTCTTCTGTAAGACCAAGCTGTACACATCTCTCAAATACCATGTCGTCAATCTTGAAATCGCCTCTTAGGTTCTTTGGTGTGCTTTCGTCATATGTATTTGGCTGTACTCTCTTGTTGTAGTATCTCTTAAGTGCTGAACCTGCTCTCTGTGGAATGTAGACTTTGACAGAGTTAAGGAAGTTCTTTGGAATTGCATCAAAGACATCATAGAGTGACTTCTCAAGTGCCTGTAACCCTGCATCTGTACTAAAGTCAACGTTTGCAATTCTATAACATGCATATCTGCTCTTGAGAGCAACACCACCAGCACGTCTAAAGTAGTGAATCTTCTGTTTCTGCGCTGTAAGAATGCCGTCATGCGTCTCTGTTACGTCCTGCCATTTCTCACCAAGTTCAAATTCAACACCACCTGTGTAGTTTGAGTTCTTTGGATATATCCAACATACTCCGTCTACACTAGATAAGTGCATGATGTACAATGAACCAAGCTTTCCGTTTTGTGATGCTGTTGCTGTACCATTTGAACCGTCGATTGTGATGTATGTGCATAGCTCTCCTGCATGGTCGCCACTTAATACCTTTCCGTCCAAATCTGTGAGGATTGAGTATCTTGGTTGAAGTCCATATGAAGAATCAGGATTTGCAGTTGGATTCCCATAGAACATGTCGTGCTCACAGTCTAAACCTGTAAACTCCGCTGCCTTGTATATCTGTCTCGCTTCCCAAAGCTTTGCAGTCTCGCCCTTCTGGTCGTAGAGGTCCTTTCTAATCGCAATGGCACCGCCACGAAGTCCCATGATGTCCTTTCTCTTGTATGTACCACTCTTGAAGAACTTACGTCCACTTGTAAGATTGTATACACTTGAAGCCTTGTCATATTCCCATGGTTCTTCGTATACTCCAACATCTTCCATGTTTCCTGTTGCTAGACATACAGGTATGTCCTGTCCTAATGAAAGTGATTTGACGTGCTCATTGATAATGTTCTCATATCTCTTGCCGTCATCTGTCTCAATGCTCGCGTAGTCTGTAAGTGTTGCAAACTCGTTTGCTGTTAAATCTGCTGGCATTTATCTATTCTCCTATAGCTATAGCCCTAGTGGATTGAGAGGGTCACTCGTCTTTCTGCCCGTTGTGCTCTTCGGCGTACCAATTGTTCCTTCCTTTACATTCCTTCCAAGCAGTTTGCAAACCTCTAAGAACGCAGGCTCGTTAGATAGTCCACTGTCTTGCGCACTCTTAATTAACTCCTTGTTCTCTCCAAAGATAACCTCTAAGCCCCTCTTGGCTTCCGCTAGGTTTTCCTTGGCATTTGCTCCCCACTTCTCGGAAACATACTTTGAAAGACTCTCTTCTTTTGCCTTCTTCATCTTCTCAATCTGTTCGCCATTAACTTTGCTAAATGCATCTAGCGTCTTTCGTGCACTAGCTACATCTACTCCGTCCTTCTTTAGGTTCTCTACAATTGAGTCGTATACACTTGAATCGAAGCCACTTGGTACATCCTTCTTAGCTTCTCCAAGTAGAAGATTCCACTCTTCTTCCACCTTTTCCTTCGTGACAGCGTCCTTCTCTCCGTCCTTCTGATTCGCTCTTAAGTCTTTGATGTAATCTCCCAAACTTGAGTACTTGGTAGAATCCACTCCAGACCGTAGCTCCTTAGGTAGACTTGTAATCCAACCACCGTCTTGCGAGTCCTTCTTCTGGACATCCTCTTTGCCCTTGCTCTGGTTTTGTTCGAGTAGTTCGTCCATCTTCTGCTCAAGCTCTCCGATTTCCTCTACCTTTTGCTCTACCTTCTCTTCATTCGGCATTTTTTATATCTCCTATTGGCTCACCAACCGTTTCAGCTATCGCCGGTGACTGACGTAGTACATCCAACATCTTCATCAAGAACCCTTCGTCCAAAAGTCCAATGTCCTCTAGTACATCTATCACCAAGTTGTGAGCTCCTAGTTCACACATTTCATTCTCCCCCAACTTGTCCAGCGCCTTGCTCCCTCGTATCAAGTCCATGAGTTGCGCCTTCCCAACCTCACTACAATACATACTTCTTAGCTTATATCTCCTGTCTTCCAAAGCCTTCCGTTCTTCTTTTGAAAGCCTTGCAATATCCTTATCAGGTACCACTAGTCTGCCCTCCCAATATGCTCGCTAGCTCTTCTTCACTAACTCCAGAATTCTTCGCACTCTGCATGCCCCTAGCTACATTCGAGAATGCCTTCGAGTTGTTCGCATTCACCTGACTATTTGCCATTTCTGCCATTTGCCTCTGCTGTGCTTCGCGCTCTTTCTTCACCTCTGAAATCTTCTTAATTGCCCATGCAGGGAATCCAACTCCAAATAGCCCAGCTCTCAATACAGCATCTCCATTGAGTACCTGTACCGACTGCGTCTGCTCCAACTGCGCATAATTCGCTATGAACTGCAATCCTGCCAACAAGCCCTGATTCTTCAAATATGCTTGCATCCTTCTTACAAACACCGAATTCATCATCACCGTCGAACTCTCTACTATCTCTAGCGCCATGCTTGTGCTCATTCCACTAGGCAACTCTAACTTTTGAGAACGTATCTTCATCTTCAACGTCCTCTTCACCAACGGCTCTACTACCCTCTTCGTGTAGTCTCCTACTTGCATAGAAAGCAAGGTAACCGCTTCGTTCTTCAACTCACTTACCTCATATGCCGTCTTCCTACTGTCTGTACTGCTCATCAGAGTTCTAAACAAGTCAGCATTGAGTAGCGTCCTCAAGTTCGCCTTCGCCTCCGCTATGTCGTTCACAATCGGTGTGTAGTTCGAACTGCTCCCCGTATAGAGTGGCTCTGCCCTCTGACTCGACATGTCTTGCGTGTATACAATAGCTCCACTCTTCCCACTGTAGTTCCCACTCAAGTTCGCATGTACCAACATTGGGGGATTCACAAACTTGTTGAACAATACCCTCTTCTTGTTCTCCATGTCGTTCAACTTCACTATCTCTTCTATGTACTTCGAAATCATCCCGTCACCATACGGACTCCTCTCACTGTCCCTGTATGGCGAATACGCAAATATCGGCATCTCATAGAAGCTGTTCTCCTCTACTATCTCCCTCTCTATCGGTATGTATACTACGTGCCCATAGTCCTTCCCGTCCCCAACTACCTCTACCTCTCCATTCTCTGAATTGTACAAGTAGTCCCACGGTACTATCGCTTCATATACCTCTATGTCGTTCTCTTCCCCCTTCTGTCCACCTCTCTTCACTACATTCCAACAATGCTCTAACTTAGCCCCTCGGTATCTCCTTACTAAGTCCTTAGCATTCGTGTAGTAGTGCCTCATAAAAACCTCTACTTCCCCATCTTCCCCTTCACTAATGCAACACTCCTGCGGGTCTAGCTCCTTGTATACAACCTTATCTCCCCTCTCAAATGCACATATGTACCCTATCCCCATCGCCTGACTGTCCTTGTACGACTCACGCAACGCCCTGTATGCCCCTCGCATACTCATCTCCCTCAACGCTACATCACTCAAGTCTTCCATGAACCGCATCAAGTCATCTTCTTCTATTAGGTCGCCATACCCTCCATACTCCTTCTTACCCTTCCCAACTCGCCTCCACGGCATCATGTACATCCAATTGTCATCTTCAGGCATAGTGTACCCAATGAACCCGTCACAATATGTCTCAAAACAACTTATCGCTGTACTGTCATACACAACCTTCTTCTCTACCTTCGTCCCTTTGTACCCTACCCTGTGCTTTACGTACCCACTGCTCTCTAGCTTCTTCTCCCATCCACTAGTAGCCCTCTCACAAACCAAACTTTCCCATAAATTTACTACACTCTTCCCAACTCTCTCTTCTCTTTCCATGTCTATATTTTATAACTCTTAGTGCCTCACTATTCAAGACTTTTTGTTTTTACGGGGCGCTATGTAAATAATCGGTCTATACAAAAATTTTGCTTTCAAATTTCGGGGGGGTCGCTATGTAAAAAATTGAAGCGCAAATTTCGGGGGGTTACGAAGGCGCGGGCGAAATTTAGATTGGGTCGGTGGGGTCTGCTCACAAAGGGGACCCATTCAGGAAAAAAATCCCTACCACTGGAAGAATGGCAAACAACACTAGGTTACCTCATGTCCTACCCGATTAAATAGGGAAATAAAAAATTAGTAAATGTGAGTATTTGAGTAGAAAAATGTTAAGATAGTCTGTATCTGACTTATTAAATCTATATAGTACAAACAATTAGCTATCACAATGTCATTACAGTGTCACAAAGTAATACAATAGTTATATAAATATTATATGTTGTGTATAAATGCTTGATTGAGTTTGTTGTGAGTGTATGTTTGCATGATTGAGTTTGTGTATATAGAGTGTGTTTGTGTGTATATATATTATATATTACGTGCGTGCGCGCGTTATCTATTTTAGTGTTTAACATAGTGTATTTATTAGCATAGTGTAATAAAACGATTAGCAAGTGTATTTTTATATAGTGTAAAGTAAAGCAAGAAGTGAATTTGTAAATCAGAATGACAAAATAGCAAAGTTGAGAGTGAAAAGAAGAAACAAAAGAAGAATAAATAATAAGTGATTAACAGATAAATATATATTATACAAAGTGACTATAAACATAGTGAATTGTAAAATGTGTGTAAAATATAGAATATATGCATTGACTATATATAATATCCATTGTATATATAAATCATCATTTAAATAAAGAGAGGTAAACAAATGAAAAAGACATTTAAAACCACGAACAAATCTATTGAAAAAGCATACAGTGAGAAGTTCGTCAATGCTTTAATTGAAGCTACAAAGAAAGACCCTAAAACATGGTCAAATCCTTGTATCTTTAGTGGACTAATTGGTGGTGCTTACAATGCAACAACTAAGTACAGCTACAAGAAAACAAATCTACTCTTTTTAGGTCTTAAGAAGACAATTAAAGAGTATCAAAGGAGTGCATGGCTGACATTTAAGCAAGTGAATGACCTTGCAAAGAAAACAGGGCTCAACATCCACGTTAGAAAAGGTGAAGAGTCAACTCCAATCATTTTTTGGAAGAAGTTAGAGAAGTCCTTTATTGTCAAGAAAGATGATGAAGAAGTTGAAGACGACGAACCAACTGATGAAGAGTTAGAAGAACAAGAAAGAGAAGATTTTCAGACAGTTAACAAGACCATTTGGGTATTGAAACAATACTTTGTCTTTAACGTCGAACAAATCGAATGGCAAGGATGGGACTATGTCAAGGGCTTGAAGCTTAAGGACGAATCGCGAATGGAAATTGACAAGACTACCCTCTCTACAATGGAGAGTGCAAGAAAGTTTTTGACAGAAAATTACAAGAATGGCGCGCCTCAAATCTTAGAGACGACGACAACAACTAATTGCTATGACCCTATGCTTGACTATGTCGAAATGTGCGTTAGTGCAAGCTTTAGAGATACCGATACATACTTTGCTACACTTGCTCACGAATTAGCTCATAGCACCGGTTCAAGTGGAAGACTAAACAGGATAAAAACAAGTGCACGCTTTGGAAGTAAAAATTACGCCGTTGAAGAACTTGTAGCTGAAATAAGCGCTCAAATGCTATGTGAAATTGTAGGAATTAAAAGCACTTATGAGAATACGGTAGCTTACTTACAAAGTTGGACTAAGAAGCTATCAAGCATTGAAAACTCGTGCTTATATGCATTTACAAATGCTTGCAAGGCTGTTGATTGGATTTTAGGAAGATAATTATTAAATGGTGGAGTGCTTAATATATATAAGTGCTTCACCAAAGAAAAGAAATATATATAAAGAAAAGAAAAGGAAAAAAAACATGACAATAGAAAATATCAAAAGTGAATTTAGT